GTCGAGGACCGCTACCGGCAGGTGAAGTACCGGCCCCGCGGCTGGGGCCCGACCACGATCTACGCTCACGAGTCCCTGACGGACATGGACGCCGCGCAGATCGCCAACAAGCTGACGAAAACCTGAAGGAGGAAGCATGGAACCGCGACGGAGAGGGCGACGCTGGTACGACGGCGGCCCGGACTTCAAACACCTGTTCAGCATCGCGTTCACGAGCATGACGGTGGGCTTCGGGCTCGGCGCATGGTGGGGGTGGCTGCAATGGGCGCCCTGATCTCGGGCGCGATGACGGGCGCATTCATCGGTCTGATCGCCGCGCAGTTCGCGCACGCAAGCGGGCTCAACGCGGTCGGATGGTTCTGGGGGGTGTACGCCGCGATTCTGACGGCCCACTTCGCCCTGCATACGGAGTGGATGAAGTATTCCCTCGCCAACTCCTCGCAGCAGCAGCTGATCGACGAGGCGAAGATGCTCCGGCGTCGCAATCACGAGGTCGAGCAGTCCCTGAACCAGACGACGGAGGAGCTCGAAGCGCTTTATGTCGAGTTCGAGGGCTGGCGGCGAGACGAGGCGCACGCCGCGCACGTCATGCGGCGGATCGGCAGAGAGATCAGCGCAGGAGCTCGCGAGTGATCGCTGCCGGGCTCTATGGCTCGGCGGATATCTTCCTCGACTACGCGCCGCAGGGAGACACGATCCGCGCTTTCCACGAGTGCGGCGACTTCGCCCGGTGCATCATCGGGCCGCTCGGATCCGGGAAGACGCAGGCATCGATCACCGAGGTGTGGCGCCGGATCCACGATCAGAAGCCGCGCACGGTCGGCGAGAGGCAGGAGCGAATCTCCCGTTGGGGCGTGATCCGGAACACCTATAACGATCTGCAGAACACGACTATCAAGGATTGGCGCGAGGTCATGGGCCCGATCGAGGACCGCGGCGCCGGGCGCTTTGTCGGCGGCCAGAACCCTGCCTTCCTCCTGAACTACCAGCGCAGCGATGGATCCATTGTCCGGGCGGAGGTGCTCTTCCTCGCCTACGATCGGCCGGAGGATCAGCGCAAGGCTCGTGGCCTGCAGGTGACGGGCATGTGGCTGAACGAGATCAAGGGAGCTCAGCTGGGCGACTACTGGCAAGGCTGCATCGCGGACTGCAACGCCCCGGACGCCGATCACTGGCTCGGCAAGAAGGCTCTCTCCCCCCACGAGCCCGGCGGATGGAAGTTCTTCATCCAGCCCGGCGGCGTCATGAAGAGCGGATCCCGATGGGTCACCAACCCCAAGGCGGAGAACCTTCGGAACCTTCCCGATCACTACTACGACCGACAGGTGGCCGCGGCCCCTAAAGAGTCATGGATCCGCGCGAACCTTGCGAACGAGTTCGTGCTGCACGTGGACGGGCGTCCAGTACACGCGGACTTCAATCCGATCCTGCACACCGCGGACGATCTGTCGCCTCGCCCGGGCCTGCCTCTGACTGTCGGCATCGACTTCGGGCGCACGCCGGCCGCCGCGGTCATGCAGCGCCAGCCCGGCGGGCATTGGTGGGTGCTAGACGAGCTCACGAGCACGAACACCGGGGCGCGGAAGTTCGGCCGGCTGCTGCGTCGCTTCCTCGACGAGCGATACGCCGGGTTTTCGGTCGAGATCTGGGGCGACCCTGCCGGCGACGACATGGCGCAGACCGACGACGAGACTCCCATGATGGTTCTGGCCGAGGAAGGCATCGACTGCCTGCCGGCGCCCTCGAACGACTTCATCCTGCGCACTGACGCTCTCGACGGCCGGCTGACCGAGCTCATCGACGGGGAGCCCGCGATCCAGATATCGAAGACGTGCCGCGTCCTGATCAAGGGCCTGTCAGGCGCCTACCAGTTCCGCAGGGTCTCCACGTCTCAGGGCGACCGGTACACCGATAAGCCGGAGAAGTCTCCAGAGTCACACGTTTGCGAGGCGCTTCACTATGGCCTGCTCGGGGCGGGCGAAGGGGGTGCCAAGTTTGAGAGCGCGGAAGACGAGCTCAGCAAAATCGAGCAGCACGAGGACTTCGACGGATGGCATCCATCATGGACAGGACTGTAGGCACTGAGCTGGTTCCCGTAGGGCCCGAACCGGCCGGAGACGTGCGGCGGTATGCCTGCCGGAACGCGGGATGCAACTGGACGGGCATGCGCCGAAACATGAATATTGGCGTTCGCAATATCCCGAGCAGAGGGAGTATAGTCGGCCTCTACTGCCCGAAATGCGATGGATGGATCAGGGATGCCTGAGATCGGAATTCTGGTTCTGGCCGTCTTCATCGGCGTTCTCGTGGCGTGCATGACGGAGCCGACGCATGGCTGAAGTTGCGCAGGACGAGCTCCCGCTTCGAGGCATCGACTCCGGTCGGATCGTCTCGCTCCTTGAGGCAAACGTCATCGAGGCGGACGTTGTTCAGGGCGCGGAAGTCTCAGAGCAGCGCCAGCGGAATCACATCTACTACTCGCTCGACCGCATGGGGAACGAGCGCGCCGGCCGGTCTCAGTACGTCAGTGCAGACGTGCATGACGTCGTCGAGGGGTCGAAAGCCCTCTACCGGGAGTCGACGCAGAGCTCCTCGCGCTTTTTCGAGTTCGAGCCCGAGGGGCCGGACGACGACAACAGCGGCGAGGCTACTGCCTATGTGAATGACGTCTTCTATGGCCGCAGCGTCCGTGGCGACAGGCTGATCCGCGACGCCCTTCACGATGCGTTCGTGGCGAAGCGCGCCGTCGCCCGGGTCGACTTCGTCGAGAGCTCCGAGACGATCGAGCAGCCCTTTCAGAACGTCACCGAGCAGCAGCTCGTGATGATGCTCCAGCGCCCCGAGGTGCTCGGCCTTGCTGGTCAGCCCGAGGCGCAGGAGCTCCCGGGTCCGCGCGGCCCTGTCACGCTCTACTCCGGGTCCGCGATCGTCGAGAACGATCTCTCGGACTTCCTGATCGAGCTCGTGCAGTCCGAGCGCTACTACCGGGATCCGAATGTTGCCTATGTCGAGCAGGCCGCCTTCGCTGGTTATCAGGAAGACCTGCCCCGCTATGAGCTGATCGATCGCGGCTTTGACCGTGACGAGGTCATGGCGCTGCGCATCGACTACCGCTTCCGCCAGAACGAGGAAGACGCCGCCCGGAAGGCGCACGACGCGACATGGTCCCGCGCCCGGCGCCATAAGCGCGCCCCGGAGCAAGAAATCGTCACGGTCTACTGGCACTGGTGCTATCTCGACCTGTCCGAGCACATGGCGACCGAGGATCCGGAGCTAGTGGGCGTCCGGCTCTACCGGTTCTGCTTCAGCTCCGGGAAGCTCCTGACGCTCCCCGAGACGGGCGAGATGTTCGAGGCCGTCGAGGACGGCATGCCGTTCCTAGAGTGGACGCAGTACAAGATCTCGCACGCAGAGTTCGGCCTCTGCGACTCGGATCTCGCGGCGCAGACGCAGTACACGAAGAGCAACATCTTGCGCCTCGCGGTCGACAACATCGCCATGTCGAACACGTCGCGATGGAAGGCCCGGCACGGCTTCATCAAGAACCCGCGCGAGCTCCTCGACAACAACATCGGGTCGGTGGTCTGGACGAAGGCCATGGACGCGATCGAGCCGATGCCGACGCCGCCCTTGTCGCCGAACACGCTGTCTGTGTATGAGCAGATCAATCGGGACAAGGAGCAGCGCACCGGGCAGAGCGCGCTCTCCAAGGGCCTGAACACCGACGCCATCCGCTACCAGAACGCGGACGACATGGTCGAGCGGCTCACGAACGCCTCGAACCGGCGCACCATGATGGGCGTGCGCGACTTCTGCACCGAGTTCCTCGCCGAGATCGCGCTGCGGATCTACAACCTCGGCCGCAAGTACGATCAGCGCCCGCGCACGGTCGAGGTGGCCGGCGAGTACCGCGAGCTCCTGCCGACGCAGTTCCGTCCGCGCACGAAGGTCCGGGTCCGCACGGCCCTCACCCCGGACGCTCGCCAGACGGAGGCGCAGTTCCTCCTGCTCGCGCACGAGTCTATGCGGAACGATCCCGAGCTCTCGGTGCTCTACGGTCTGGAGCAGCGCCATGCGCTCATGGACGAAGTGTTTGAGCTCATGGGCCGCACGGACACGTCGCGCTTCATGATGCAGCCGGATGATCCGATGGTGCAGCAGGCCCTGATGCAGCGCTCGCAGATGGCGCAGCGGCAGCAGCAGATGCAGGAGATGGGCGTTGCGGCCGAGTTGCAGGCCCGGGAGCGCGAGGAAGCTCGGAAGGACCGAGAGAGCGATGCCAAGCTCCTCGACATGGCGAGCGACAACTCGCGCGCCGATGACAAGCTCGAAGCGGACAATTTCTTCCGCGGTGCGGATCTCGCGCTGAAGCGCGCCGAGGTCGGCATCGAGGCCGAGCAAAACCGGCCGGTGAAGATCGGATCATGAGCACGCTGCTGCAGAACCGCGGCGCACTGAAGGAGCGTCTCCGTGACCAGCGAGAACGAAAGCAACGGCGCATCCGGCGGCACGCCTTCTGGAACAAGATCTCCGAGGCGGACGCTGCTGTTGCCCTTGGACTTGCGCCCCGAGCACGAGACGGAGGTGATGTTCCGGAGGGCGCAGTGGGCGCAGGCGATGACGGACTCGTGGCAGATGAGCGACGCGATTCAGATGCTGAACGAGATGGCGATGCGCGAGTTCCTCGACGCGGATCCCGAAGACCGTCACGCGATGCTGAGGATCCGGGCGAAGCTTGAGGTCATTTCGGAGTTCAGCGGCATGCTGGACATGATCGTCAGCGAGTGGGCTTCGGTCGAGGCGACCCGTGAAGCCGAAGACGCGAAGCGGTACGGAGACAGCGTATAATGAGCAATTCACGCGGAGCAGAACAACCCGG